GATTTTTTCCCTCCGTGGAAAAAATTGACATTCCGTTGAGGAACGATTTTTTCCCTCCGTGGAAAAAATTGACATTCCGTTGAGGAACGATTTTTTCCCTCCGTGGAAAAAATTGAAATGTTTTTTCATCTCATCTCCCGATGACAGCTTCAAGAAAACTACAACGACAAACATGTTCTCCTTCTTAAATAACGGCGATATCCACAATACTATCAGGGCCATCACCAATTTTCCCGGACTCTTTACTTCGGACGGAGACAAAATAAAATACGCAGCGTTGAATTACGCTACCACGATGCGAAACAATCTTCGTGAGGGCACTCCTATATTCAAAAACATTCGTCAGCTGGAAGCCGAAATCGAGCGTCGTGGTGACATCAACAGCATCATTTCCGGACGCGTTCTATCTGCTGCGGCTCAATACGCAAAGACAACGACGCCTACCACCACATCATCATCATCCTCTGTTACCGAGAATGGCGGCGACCTCTGCCGCGACAACGCAACCTTGGCACTTATTATGGCGAAAGAGCTCGCATTCCTGAACCGAACTATCCAAATGATTTCACTTATCGCACGCAGGTATCAAGAAGAACAAGAAGACCTCGAATGGGGCAAAACGTATAATACCGAAGAATACAGCGGCGATCTAGAAGAAGGCGGTATCAGCTGCGGCGAAGAGACACCAGAATCAGAGTACTTTGAAGACGACAGCACTCCAAGTGTATTCTCGCCGCCGTTACAGAGGTCATCATCATCGCCAAGGACAACAACTTACAACTACATCCGTCGCCCAGAAAATCAACTTGTTGCAACATTCCTCATCGCAAGTGGAAAACTTTATGGTCGTTTCGAGAACCTGTCTCGTCACGTCGAAACATCTGTCATTCATGTTAATGCGATGACTACACAAGACAGACCTCACTCAGAAGCAAATCGCGAGAAACAACTGAGGGCCGAGAATCTCGTGATTTCAGACATTTACAACTTCTTTTCAAAATTTGACGCAGAACATCGCGACCCGGTTGTATGGGCATTTCTTGAGTTGCGCGACATCTCTGTTTCGGCGTGGAGGATCATGTCGATGTTCGCATTCTCTAACTTGTTTCGACTCACAGAAGGCAGCGAGTTCACGATGTATCAGCCCGAAGAATCGATATTTACACAACAACAATCTCAACACGAATACACTACTATACCACCAGAATAAGCATCTCAAACTCAAGAGCAGCATCAAGCAGCATCAAGCAGCATCAAGCAGCAGCAGCATAGCATACGTAACGAGTAAAATAAGAACAGTAAGAAATTGTATGTGTATTATGATACTAACACTTTTTTATAGAAATCAGGACAAAAATAAAGAAACATCCGCCAGTCGATACGAAAATTGGAAAATGACATCGCGTCCAATATCGTATGAAATTCCGGAGATTCAAGAACACGCTTCATTTGCCTGGCCTCCGCGTCGAGTGTAGCGGTCGTAGCAGCATCGTGTATTATTTTTAATCCGATCGCCCCTTGTGTCATTCCATACTTCCCCTCAATATCAATAATCACGTCATGAATACCTGATTCGCCAAATATTACTTTCGGCACTCCAAACATCGTATTGCGTTTTGATGACCACATCACGCGAGGTCCCGCCTTCGGCGTCGAATGAACAACGGGATGTATATGACGATCATCCTGCGTAGCACTTACCCACGGCTGGTCCGACCCATACTGACAACGACTAAATAAAACCATGGTATTACTCATACTATTATCGTCTGCTTGTTGTGAATCCGAGGGCGGCGTCGGCCACGAAAACAGTAAAGATTGTATGATTTCAAAACTATGATTCGGTAGAAAAAAATGCCACGCGGATAAATCGACGGATTCATGAATTCGGCCGGTTTGGTCTTTTATACGTGTCAAATACCCCCTGTCGCGACTAGGTCTTCGTTTTTGTATAATGTAGTAATCGTATCTTGTCTGAACACCAAAGTCGCGTTTTCCGTCGAGTTTGTTATGTATTTCCAAGTATAACATATGATTTTCGTGTGTCATCTTATGGAATAGTGTGTTTACAGGCGACGACAACGACGACGACCTATCCGACGGTGGTTTTCGCCATAACGCGGGATGGACAAAGAGAAGATAACCGTCGGGTTGAAGTAGGTCGCCGCACAGTGACTTCTCTACGAATTTTGGCCAGAGGATAGCACCACCCCCTTTTTTTCCTTGATGTGTTTGTTCAGCGTTAAAAGGCGGGTTGCCTAAAATAATGTCGAAATGGACGGATTCTTGGGCGATTGTCCCGACCGTATCGTCTAAAAAATCACCACATAATAGATTTGCGTTATCGTCGTCATCGAAGAACATCGGATTCTCTCGGATTCGTGCGCAACTTTCTGGATTATACTCCACCATATACAACATTTGTGTCAAGATATGGCGGCGGCGTTGTGACGGTTCGGGAATGACGTGTTCGAGAGATTTCATTAGGCGCGGATAGACTTCCATAAAAAAATTCCCGAACCCAGCGGCAGGGTCAAGCCATTTTTTCGTGGGGTCGGCCCATACTTCGGGCGGTAGTTTGTCAAGCATCGCGTTGATGAGTGCGGGCGGGGTGAATACTTCGCCGAACCGGTCTTTTTCGGCTTGACGGATCTGTGGGCGCTTGGATGATGACATTAATGTTATATTATTGAAATACTTTATTATTGACATGCTAAAAAATTGAAACAACCATCGCGAAAAATATATTATACATCATTTACACATCACCAAGAATGTCGTCATCGTCGTCAACTGGAGCAACATCGAATCATCATCGTCATCGACCATCAGTCGGTTGTCCTCATTTCAAGAATAAAATGGTGAAACCGTTAAGAAGAAGGGTTACTGAATTAGCAGTTAGTTTGGCTGACCATTTTGATAATCCGTTCGGTATTGCGAAGTCACAAAAACTGAGAGGAATAAACCAACGTGTCAAATTCGTCTCGCATGTGGATCAACATCATCAACCACAAATACGCTCGATTGAAATACGAGATAATATTCCATTTGGTTTCAGGGACGCGGGCAAAGAGATGGAGAATAATCCTTTCAACATGGCTCATACTCGCGAGGGACATAATGACGACAACGAAACCAGCGAATTTGGAAGCGGGTTCAAAGAAGCGGCGATTTGTCAAGCAGATAAGCTTGAAGTGTATACCCGTTCAGAACAACAAGACGGTAGAGTAATATATTGGTATGTTCAATTTGACTTTGAAGCGATGTCAAACTTAGAAGATGCGTCAACAAGCTGGGAGCCGACCGAATACAAAGAAATAACACGTGAAGAATTTACTGAAGCATACAATCCGTCAAATTGTCCAGAGATTGGATTCAAAGGTTCATTATTCATTTGGCATATGCGCCGTGATGGCAACCGAAAAACTTCAGAAGAGGTTGTTAAAGATATCTCCAAGAGATTTGCGGATTGGCTATCTCCTGAAAGCAAAGATTTCATCGATGTGTCTCTGTCATTTGAGGAGGAAAAACATGGAGATGGAGTCGTCGAGATCAAACAAATTCCGATTGTGTTGCCTCCGAATATTTATGATCAAGTGAAACCGGCGTGTAAGCAAGAATGTGAATTGTATGTTAGTGTGCCTGAATTAGAAGTTGTTCGAAAATCAAAAACAGAAAGCGGGGCTAACCGATGGGAAAAGTTTAATCCAAATCACGCTGGTGGTCCAAAAAAGAAATCACCTTTTGTCATCGCTACTTCGAGAGAAGATAAACGCGATTGTGAAGAGTTTGTTAAACAATCAAACGTATTTCCTCTTACGTTGAAATCATATACTACGAAGGGCGACCCGACTTATGATAATGTTCTCGGACAGAATATGCTGGAAGTAAAACGAATTGGAAGAAGTCATGGTGAAACTCAGATTTTCAAACCAGAGGGAGATAATTATTCCAATCGTATCAAACATGAGTTGGCATACGGAAGCAAGGGATTAAGCCCATACATCAGTATAGGTCCCGACAAGAAAATCGAAAGAAAGGAAAACCGGTTTATGGATGCTGTCATCTACACGTTCAGCGAAGCAGATAAAGAATTTCGAAAATATGCGAAGGATTACGCCAAAGTGACGGCGTCAGTAGTGCTAGTTTCTTCACTAGAAAATAATACGAAAAAACAAAAAAATAATACTGGTTGCGGTGGCGGTGGCGGAGTAGAAACTCCCTCTGTAATAGCACAACTAGTTGCTCAAAAAATTACACAATCAAACGGTGGTCATCATCATGTTCAGTCAGAGTCATCCGATCACGACGAAACCACGAATGAAATCACGTCGTCTGAACATTCAGATATGTCATCTCCTCCCCATCAATTATCTCCTCGGCAAACATTACTACATGAACCATCACCACCACCACCATCGTCGTTGTTAGATAACCACGACAACGACAACGACAACGACAACGACAACGACAACGACAACGACAACGACAACGACAACGACAACGATAATACAGCATCAGAAATCCAACAAGTAGATGAGGAAGTTCCACAAGAACGTCCATTCTACGTAGCTACTCATTCACGAATCATGTGTTCACGCAGCGAAGGAGTAACGATGCTCAATAATTTGAAGTTACACTCAGAATATCATATTCCCATGATGGATATGACTGATCTTCTGCTTTATGATAATTACCATGCTACCTTGCCATTCATGAACGATCAACAACGACAGGCACGTTTCAAGCGTATCGCGAATTGCGGAGGTTCATTCAACAACACATGTGATCTTATTATTGAAATGCTACAAGAACGCTACCCAAGTCCAGATGACTATATGAATCTAGGTGCCGATCTTCGGCGGAAATATAACTCGGTTACTGGCGGCGGATCAATTGAATAAACAACATTATAGGTAATGTAAATAACAAAAATATATATATTTTTTTTATTATTCGGCTCCTCTCCGCTAATACTCCCTGAACTGGTCACGAATGTGTTCATATACCGCAATCGCATCCCGCGCGCATGTCGTAATATACTCTGCCACAATCCCTTCATCAACACCAACGGTCTCTGCGAACCCGACGCGTATCATACTATCCGGATTGTGCGGGTGAATCTTGCGGAATGCGCAATACGTAACTGTCTGGTCCTCCGCGTAGTGCTTGTCATGAAGGAAGAACTCGAGCACCTTCCCTAAGGTATAATCCTCCCCCTTCAGTTCAATATCGTAGCCATTTTGAATCGTGCTTACCGTGGGAATAATATGGTTCTCGCCACTCTCGATATCACGGATGAACTTCGTACATTTGTTAATCATGATCTGCGCTGCCTTGCTCACAATATCCGCGTTCGTGAATACACCCACCGTTTCCACGACGAAATCGAAACTGTCCTCTTTCGTGAAGCGTTGTGCGTCGAGGAGTGACCAATTCTTTCGCTGGGCTTTCATCTCTTCGCTGCCCACGGCGGCTACACCTTCCTTCACAAGCTCGGCTTCCTTGATGCGCCATGCTTCATCGACTTTCGCGGGGTCCATCGTCATTTGGTAGGCGCATGTAGACACGACATTGAATGCGCCGTCTTCTTTGGCTGTGCCAATATCGAGATCACATGTCATTACGAGTTGCTCGGGTTCGCCGTATTCGGTCATCTTCGGTAGGAGGCGGGCGAACTCGATGTAATCGCCACTGATGGCGTTGGGTGGAAATATTTCGCGGACCTTGATATCAGTCAGGTATTTGCCGTTGGTTTTGTTTTTCATTTTGAAGTCTTTGGTTGTGACGTAGCGGATTTCGTTGCCGTCGGCGACAACGTCGATTTCTAGTTGGTAATCTTTAATGGTGAGTTCCATATCGCTTACGTGAATTGGTATGCAACTGAGGCGTTGTTTGATGATCTCGTTATGAATTCGTGATGTGTTTGTGGTGATCGATGCTTTACACTCTGAGTAGGGAAAAGTGCGGAATACGTAAGTCGGGATGTCGCTCAAAATGACACGCCTGAGGGCGTTGGCCAGCGACACGTTGGTTCTGTCGATGGTGAATTTAAGCTGACCGTTTTCGTCGGTTTTTGACACGATGCGGGGGATATATTTAGACACAGCGGGCGCTGAATGGAAAGGCGCAGACGCGGACGCAGCAGATGACATATTTTTCGTTGAATAACAATAACTAAACGGTTTATATTATATTATTATAATGATTTGTAATCAATTTTATCGTATGCGTTCAAAAAACACATAAAAACTTATTATTTATTTAGTAATAGAGAATATGTCGTCAATCATATATTACAGTAATTCCTGCGACCGGTGTAAAAGTGTTTTAACCGCTTTGTCTAAATCACGCGTTCAAGACGACATTCATTTTCTTTGTATTGATAAACGTGTGCGTGCTGCGAATGGAAGCGGAGCTTGGTACATCCTAACAGAGACCGGCGAAAGAGTCCTCCTCCCTCCCCAAGTGAATCGCGTCCCCGCGTTGTTGCTCCTGAATAAAGGGCACATGGTGTTATACGGCGAACAGATCTTACAGCATTTTCAGCCTAAAAATGTCGCGCTCAATAATGAAGCAACCGGCTTCAACGGCGAGCCGAACGCGTTTTCACTCGGACGTGAAAGTATGGGGGGCTTCGGTGTTGCGTCAGATAATTACAGTTTCTTGGATCAGAGTGCGGATGAACTGTCAGCGAAGGGGAACGGTGGCATGCGGCAGCTTTATAATTATGCGACGATTGATACCGTGGATAAAATAGAAACACCACCAGACAATTATTCTCCGGATAAGGTGGGGAGTGTTTCGTTGGAACAGTTACAGCAGAAGAGGCAAATGGATATCCAAAATCAACAAACGCAACAGAATACGGTTGTGGGGGGTCAGCCCTCCTACGGCGGCGGCGGCGGGATGGGCGGTGCGGGGTATGGTGGGGCGATGGGCGGCGGGGCTATGCCTAGCGGCTCACAGCGTGGTCAGACCATGCCTCAACCTCAGCAATATGCTCCTATTGGAACGCCACCTCAATTCGCAGCACAGGCTGTTTATCGCGCTCCACCTCAACAACCCGAGTATTCGCGTTTAGGAGGCGGAGGCGGAGGCGGGCTACGCGGAACGATGGATACTCGACCTCAGCCCCGCGGTGGTGGAAGCTGGATTTAAATTATAAATGCTTCTTACTCTCTTTATTCATATAGTTAGAAATGTTTTTGATTATTGAATATCTTTTTGATTGAACGTAAATGAATTATAGTAGTTATGATTGAAGAACTATGAATTTAATATCTATACTTTAATTTCTATTTATTTACGATTTGAACGGCGGTAGTATTTTTTAGTATTCTTACGCAGAGGTTTGGCATTTCTTCTCTTCGTTTTTCTGAACTGTAGATAACAATTATTATTTCGACGTTTTCCTCCTGACGGAGTAATACATTTATTATTAACGAGATTTACCAAACTACCTTCTGAAAATTGTGGTTCTATAAAAAACCTAATTTCTGGGTTGAGATCGTATAACACTCCATAATAAACGATGGGCTTTTTAATTTTATCGTATTCTTGTTTATACTGTGTTACAAGTTGTCCTAAATCTTCGTTATTTTTATTTTTTTGGGTTTTTTTTTCTTGTATTTGTTTTATTTCATCCTTATATTCTTTTGATTGTTTATATTGTTCAACTCGATTTGCTATTCGCCTATCTTTAAAAAAAGATAGGTTTGTATGTTGAATTTCTTTAATTTTGCTATCGTGTTTCTGTTGTAATTGTGTTATTTCATCGTCTAATCGGCGGTTTTGATCAGCTACTTCGGTTTTTTTTCTTGAATGATCTGCTAATATCTGTCCCATTTTCGCAAGGGTTGCTTGTTCATCTTTATATGATAAATAACCCCGAAAATTATCACAATAATTTGTATGTACATGAATACATTTGGGGTTTGATAATTTAGCCGGAACAATCCAAGAATTCCCGTCCTTATTTGTAGGAAACTGTTTACTTAAAACTTCTACATTTGTTACACTCTGACGCTCACTCTCATCCTCATCAAATGAAATTAGTGCGACTGCTGGACCAACTGATATATCCAATACTGTGCGATTACTTAAATAAAAATGTTCGGCATTAAACACGGTTTCCTCAGGGCCAAATTCGAGTACCCACAAATCCGTATGATTAATGACTGATTGACCTGTAATTTGGTTTTCACTAATACCGATAAATAACGGAGTATACTTCCACCTTATAACGGTTTGAACTGCTTTTGTATCACTTTGTTCATGCTGGTCATATTCTCGTTGTTTTAATTTATCAACATAATCGCTACTTTTCGTCAATCTATAAAATGATAAAACAAGACTATTAATTTCCGCAGATTTTGCTTGAACAATCTGAGAACCTTTTGGCACAAGATGTAAAAGTGCTAAAATTTTTGGCGCGCCGGTAGGACCATTAGTTTCATAATCATTTCCTAAAGTTTTAAGGTCAGAAGGTTCATTAAGTAGAGGTACCCCACAATATCCTAACTGTTTTACTTGTTTCTTCTCCCTTATATAATTCAGTTACAGGTGTTTCTATATAATAACCACTTTGTACATTACCGTATTGATCTGTCTTAGTCGTTATTTCTTGGGGCATTCCTTTTATGCGTTTTCGATAATGATGCGCACAATATGATATAGCTAAATATATAAATATAAATATAATATTCCACACTAATAAAGACAATATTTCGAATAAAAATTGAATTGTGTAAAAAACATATGATACATTTCAATCTCACAATCACAAAGTATTTATGTCAACTACTACCGTCCCAGCCGTATCTGCTACAAAATACCGCACCTACAGCATCAAGTCATGGCACGCATACCAACAAAGCACGCCATCCCATCTTCATTCTATCCAACACTATTACGCAAACTGTCAAGAACTCGCAAAAGGATGCCCCGATTACGTGATGGTTCTTCGCGATGAAGTTACACGGATAACTGGATGGAACTGGACAACTGGATGGTCTGCGCAGAATTGTGCGGATACGAATGGTTACGTGGATGTCCGCACCGGAAAGAAATATCCCTATGGTATGTCGTCGTTTTGTGAAGATTTGACTCCTTAACAAGTAAAAATAAAATGACGATCACGACGATGACATATACGTAACACACGAAGACGTGGTAGTGGGCGAAGAACTCGCAGTGACAGGAAATAGACACAGTTCACTTACCTACAAATTCGCCACCGGCTTTTTTACAATTATTTTTCGGGTTTTTGGAGCGATTTTAGATATTGGTGTAGTAGTTTCTTCGATAGAAGAAGTGGCGGCAGCAGCAGCAGCAGCAGGAAAAGCATTATTCGCGACGTCCTCTTCTTTGTGGTCCTCTTCTTTGTGGTCCTCTTTTTTACTACTAGACTTAGCAATCCTATCAATAAATTGATGAGCTTGTTTTTTTTTGTTTTCTATTTCAATTTCCAACTGACGGGTTTTTTCGTATTCAGAATCTAAATGTTTTACGATTTCTTGTTGGCGTTCAAAAGACGGAATCGGGATTTTAATTCCTTGAATGTTTGTTTTTGATATGTTTTTAATAGCAACACCTGTATATAATTGTTTCATCATTTCCAAATTATGATACAAATAATAATAAACATATTTGAGATTCAATAATGACACATCTTTGTTTTGAAGAATGTAACAATGGTCGCTTGCTGAAAATGTAACACCGTAATTTATGTTCGGTTCTCCTCCATCACCGATTACCAAACTTTCTTCTTCATAATCCGGTTCATTCACATAACTATCAACCTTTGTAGAACTTTTGAAGAATGGATATTTTCCTTCAGTATTACCATACTTTGCGTTCCTTTTGCTTTTTGGCAAGAACTTACAAATCTCCCCAAGTGTCTTCGCCACAAAACCATCTTCGTATTGTTCTTCTTCGGCATCATCTTTCATATATTCCGCATAATTCAGCGAATATGAATTACTCGCAATTTTCTCAATCGGAACTTCAACCAAGAGATTTTTCACACCTTCACCCTCATATGGATTATAGTCATAAAACGCGACTTTTGTTGTTTGATGCGTCTTTGAAAACTTGTAATCGCGTCCGGTTTCAGCTTGCGTTTTAGAAACGTTGATTTTCACTTCGACCACTTCGGTCCCTTCGCGTTTTTTCACAAAGTAAAACACACATGTTTTTATGGATGTGTTGGTAAATATACCAGAAGGGAGATAGTATATTTCTTTTAAGTCGCATGTTTTCATAAGATACTCGCGAACCGCAACTAAGGAGGCATTCGTTTTTGAAAACAAGTCTTGACCGTCTGGTAATACAACCGCGCATTTCCCACCGATATTCAGCATATAAATAATTGCCTGAATGAAGAGTGATACGGCAATATCCGTCTTGATTGGAAAATACTGACACTTCAGCGGTGACTGTAACTCGTCATAATTCAGTTTAATTCCAAATGGTGGATTTGCCAGAATATTATCGAATTTTCGCGTAATTGGTTGGCGGATACTATCACCGCATTCCAATCCATCAAACATATAACCTGATGAAATCAACATATTTGAAACTGCCAAGTGAAACGTATCTGGGTTGAGTTCCTTTCCATACAAACCGGTGGAAATGATATAATCCCAGTTCAGTTTAATATTGCGTATCTTGGCCTGTTCCATGATGGTTTGTAAATATGTAATCAGGAATCCGCCCGTTCCCATCGTTGGGTCAGCGCATGATTCAAACGTTCCATCTTCGCGAACTTGCGGGTCAATAAGACGCACCATCATTTTCTTCACTAATGGTTGGGTAAAGAATTGACCCAACTCCTTACAGGTGGTCATTATATTTTGTATAACTTTTTCATATGCCTCTCCCAGAACGTCGAACTCAGTTTTCGTTAAATCAACCTTACAAAGTAGGTCAATTAATTTCTTGAATGTAGACTGATGGCGAATATCAAAGCCGCGACCTTTCAGGAATATAGATTTGGTTGCTGGATGGCACGACAATATAATATCCCAAATGTATTTCAACAATTGCGGAATATTATCTTCTTTCTCCTTCGATAAATTGCTGAAAAGCACACACGTTAGTAGTCGTTGTTTGTTGTGTTCGATTAACCCTTCATTATCAAAATGTTCCTCCAATCCCGCGCTGAAATCATACTTCGCAATATCAATCTTACCTCCAGACCGAAACAGAGGTTCAAGTAATTTCAAAATCAAGAGCAACGAAATATTTCGCAACGCCTTTTCACCAGTATGACCTTCGGCACGCAGTATATCCAAACACCGGTCAAACACGTTGTTAAGTTCATTCCGAACATCCGTTTTCTCCTCCTTCTTCATCGCCATTTGTTGTATTTCACCTACAGACACACACGCACCCTTCCTATTCTGATGACGTGTAAGATCAATCTTCTGAGTGAAAACCTTCTTACATAAGTCGCACGTATATGGTTTCGATGACGACATCGCGGGATTTATATATAACCAAGTAGAAAATACTTTATATCGTTTTTTCTGAAATCTATTTCAATTTTTCCATTAACAAGTATTTTTTACTTCCCCCTCACCATTCATAAGGCGATGTTGGCTTTTCGTTTTTTGGTAATTACTATGATTTCGCTGAGTTCGTGTATATTGTAATAATCGGTCCATAGCCCATTTGGTGGGAAAAGTGGGTCCAATAAACACAAATCCTCGCAGATTTTGGACAAATCTAATCCATTTGCTCTTATTTCTGGGTGCTGTGACAAGTATTCACTTACCTTCGCCTTACATACATCTACCTGATAATAGACACGTTGTATTCCTAAATAATCGATCCAATTTGTGAATTGACCGTTGTATGTTGTTTGAGGTTCAGTTGGTAAGCGGTTGTCGCGCTGACATAAATTGTAATAGTCCATTCGGGTTTTTATATTGTGGTCTGCGATGATTCGTTTTGCGCGTTCGTATGATGTGCCGAGCGCTGCTCGCTTTACCGTCTTAAGTCGTAGTTGTTGGGTAAGTTCGTCGTCATATTCTCCGATATCGTCGCCGTCGCCGTCGTCGTCGTCGTGGTCGCCGTCGTGGTCGTTGAGCGACAGCTTTCTCTCGGATTTTTTGATTTCAATCCGGAACACTTTGATTTTTTGTGATATTGTTTCATCTTCAAGTCCCATCTGGTAAATAATTTCGCGGGATTTTCGCATATCTGGATTTTCATGATTAGACAACCAATCGTCTCTGTTCAATATCGGTAATATAATCTTTACGATTTTGTTGGGTTCGTCCGCATTCTTTCTACAAGGCCGTAATGCCGACTGAACAATACGAATATTTGATGTCATATTTTCAGCAAATACGACCGCGTCGAGTAATGGAAAATCCCAACCTTCACCAAGACAATACACACATGAAATGATACCCTTCTTGGAATTACCGAAATTTGTGAGAATATCGCTTTGTAGCCATGATTTCATATCACTATGATATTCTGAACAATATAATTCAGGAATATCGAAATATTTTTCTTTCAAAAGGAGTTGTATGTATGTAATGATTTGTGTTGAGTTCGCCTTATTATTTGAATATATCAGCATATGATGCGAATGTCTTTCGCTTATACTTTTCAACGCGGCATATGCGCTGAGTAGAAGACGTTGATTGTTTTCATCGCGTGTTTCAAACTGTTGGAAAAGAACCTCAAGTTGTTCTTCCAACGCCACAATCGTTTGAATTTGATAATCGCAAATAATATCTTGTCGGATTGCCCATAATACACAACGTCGTTCAATCACTTCGCCGAAATGGTCTGTGTCGTCATTCGATATCATACACCTCTCGTCTATACTGCCACCGACATTTGAAGTATCATCGATCATCTTCAACGTGGCGGTCAGAGATAATTGCTTGTCACACGGAATCATCAGCATATGTATATATGATTTTGTTGTTTCCGCGAGACGCATGTTTGTCGTTGTTAAATGATGACATTCATCGTTGATTTTGAAATCAAACGAACAAGAATTGGCGGTCGCTGCTGTATAAACCTTGTGAGAAGATGAATACGTCGTTATAATGATATGGCGTTTGTCGTTATATTGAATAAATTTGGCGACGTCGTCAACACTTACACCACCTGATACAACAAGTAGTGGATAATCCGCGTATAAAAGCGTTATAATAGACTTCCATTGTTTCACTAACTGCTTATTTGGAACACCGATCACGATCCGGTTGTTTCGCTCTAATCTCTCCGCTACCCACAACGAAATCAGAGTCTTGCCAATCCCGCACGTAAGAACAAGAAGCCCTTTGTTATTTTTTGTAAAATGTTCTACTGATTTCGCGATAATAGCATTTTGATATGCTCGTGGAACATAAGAACTAGACTTGGAACGTTGTTTCAGTCGGAAAATTAGTAGTGAAGAGCGTAATTTTTGAAAATTGTTGCGAATACGATGTTTTCGCAATAGTTCAAGGATTTCACAATCCGGAATACGACGATATGTGATTCCGTGCTGTTGAAGACATGGTTCTATAGATGTTATGATTTCATTACTGTAAAATTCGGATCCAGCGTCACGTTTTATATGATACTTTTGAAACTCATGCTGGAGAAATCGTTCAATAATACTCATTTGAGACAACGAAACTTCGAGGACGACCACAAAACGTCCTCTTATAATCTCACCAGTCGCATATATTGAATCTCGATCTGGTATATTTGTTGTTTTTCCTAATTTACACGCGTTAAATGCGTCATATGCCGAATGTCTGCGAATATAGATGTAGCCGTTGTGTGACATATCTATTTGATCGTCTGTTCTTATGTTTATTTATAATAGTATTATAAGTATTATTCAATTTTATCGAATATGTCCATAGACACTCTTCGCCAGCTTTACCACAAATATGACGAAATCATTCGGTTCTCTGCCTACGCATTCACCGGTTGGTTCTTATCATGGGTGCTTTTTTTTATTATGCTGCCCTTCATGGCGCGAGCTTACGGAAAAACCCGCGGTGCTTCGTTGAATTACGCGTTTAGTTGGTTCTCGATGATCGCGATTATATTAGGGCTAGAGTTTTGGATAGGTTGAATATTCGGAATTCTTAGGTTTCAGCCAAAAATATTTCGTTCGAATAAACACTTTTCGTTCAAATTTCAAACCTTCAAACTTAAACATATGAACCGTTAAGTTTGAATGACTTTTCAGCCAAAAATATTCCGTTCAAAACATGACAATTCCAAAACTTCCAATTTCAAACCTCGGCCCCTTATTTTTCAAAGACTTTCCGTCCAAAAATATTCCGTTCAAAATTGCATCCCCCAAAAATGGGAAATTTATAGATTGGAATTTTACATTGACGGTTTTGGGGGATGCAAATCCGTATTGATTGCGTTTTTTTTAAATGTGCGTATTTTTGTAGTCGCATCATATAATCGTCAGATATTGATTATATTATGCGAATTATATGATTTTATGGTGTGATGGTTGTGGTAATTTATAGTATGTCCAAATAAATGTCCATTTTGACCTTTGCGTGTGGAAGTTTTACACCTTTGCACATTTAAAACGCCGATTTTTAATTTAGACCAACGAACATTTCAAACCGGCACTTGGTGACCAAAAAAATTGAACTGCCGAAAAACGAATCGTCCAGCACCAACAACTCATAACTATCCAAGATGGCCACAGGATTTCTCTATTGCTTCTCAAACCCATCAATGCCAGGTATTCTCAAAGTCGGTATGACCGAGAGAACGCCTGAAGCAAGATTGAGTGAGGCGAATGCTTCTGATACTTGGCGACCCCCTACACCATATGAGATTGAGTTTGCCAAGAAGGTTTCTAATCCATCTCAAAAGGAAAAAACGATTCATATTCTTCTGGAACAATACACTGACCGTATTCATCCTCGCCGAGAGTTCTTTCGTGTTTCTAAAGAGGAAGTTCTCACACTCTTTGACCTAATGGATGGTGAAATGTGGGCGGAAACTCGTGAAGAGGAAGAGGAAGAGGAAGAGGAAGAGGAAGAGGAAGTGGAAGAGGATACTTCTTCAGAGTCAGCACCACGAACCAAGGCAACTGGCGTAAAAGGATGTCGTGACATGGCGAAGTGCTTTACAAATGGACAACGCATTCGCCATCGTATAGGTATTAATAAGGTTTGGATTGGCACATACGATTCTTCAAAGAATGAAATCGTATTTGATGGAAAGTTTTACAAGTCTCTATCTGGATTTGCTAAAACACATTACAGTATTGATAGGACTGACAGATGTAAAGAGACAAATGGATGGAAAGAGTGTGAATGTGAAGTAGGCGGGAAGTGGATTTCTACATATTCTCTACCTGGCTAAAGTGCCGGTTTGAAATGTTCGTTGGTCTAAGAAATATTCGTTTTCATATAATTTAGTAAATAGTTATATATTTCATCATCTTCATTATATTCCAAAGCATCATCAATAACATTATCACCATATACATTTTTTTTATTTATATCAGCACCTTTTGACAATAAATATTTTACTATTTCAAAATTACCTTCCTTTACGTGTAAATGGAGAGGAGTATGACCACAAATGGTCCATTCATTTATATCTAAACCTTCTTCGAGTAATAATTTAATCACATCCAAATTATTTGTAAAACATATATCTCTTTTTATATATCCTTTGTCTTCCTTTAGTTTATGAGTCATTATAAATAATATAATTATTATACCATCTTTTTAAGTTATATTAATAATTAAAAATCGGCGTTTTAAATGTGCAAAGGTGTAAAATATGAAATTTGAAACATTAAAAAAACGGGTTGTGATCATTATGTTGTTATTTAGGATTTTTTGACATAAAACATGTGACTGATAATTTTGGGGGTTCGGATGCGTCGATCGGGGTGTGGTAATTTAGACGTATTTTTTGTCGTAATATAAAATATAAAATATAAGAGATTACAACAATGGCAACCAATAAACACAGAATTAATTATAGTTGTGATTTATGTAAGTTTGTATCGAGTAACAAAACAGATTATGAACGGCATGTAAATACACCTAAACATCATAAAAACGTTCATTACCACACAAATACGCATGAGTCGTCACTGTCATCTAACCATAATTATACGTGTCCTCTGTGTAAAAAAGAATTCAAACATCGAACAAGCATTTATAAACATAAAAACATATGTTCTGGCAAACATGAAATGACAACTAACATTTCAAACGTTGATGTTCCTGATGTTCCATCCCAAGATTATATATCAGAAGTTATTTCAAAAAATCAAGAACTTACAACCGAGAATCAAGAATTAAGAAGTGCTATGATGTTATTGATTCAGCAGAATACAGAATTTCAAAGTAAAATGATGGAATTATGTAAAGGTGGTGGAATCTCAAACACCAACAGTCATAACATGACTAACAGCAATAACACCAACTGTAACAACCCGACCTTCAACATGAACCTCTTCCTTAACGAGAAATGTAAGGATGCGATGAACATGAAGGATTTCGTGAATTCCATCCAGTTGAACATGACCGATCTGGAAAACGTGAGTAGGCTTGGTTATGTGGAGGGGATGTCAAACATCTTCATTGACAACCTCCAGAAAACAGATGTATACAAGCGCCCAGTCCATTGCAGCGACGTCAAACGCGAAACCTTGTATGTGAAGGAAGATGACCAGTGGGAGCGTGAAGGGCCGGACCATGTGAAAATGACGAACGCGGTCCTTGCGGTAGAACATAAGAATGTAGTGCTTGTCAATGAATGGGCAAAGGCCAACCCGCGCTGTTTGAATAGCAACACCCGAGAGAATGAAACCTACTTTCGCCTATCGAAAGCCGTCACCGATGGAGAGAAGGACGGGAATATAGATAAGGTGATACGAAAAGTAGCGAAGCAGGTTGTGATTGAAAAGGATCCATTATAATATTAGAATCAAACCCATGAAAATATTCTCTTTCATTTTCGGTATAAATATAATTGTATAATTATTATATCTATTCATTTCATTATGTCAAAATATGACGTTGATTATTCCAATACCATTATTTACAAAATTTATTGTAAAGATGAAAATATACAAGATGTTTATGTTGGTCATACTACTAACTTTGTTCAGCGAAAGAATGCTCATATGTCATCATGTATGAACAGTAATTATCCCAATCATAACTGTAAATTATACCAAGTAATACGAAATAATGGTGGTTGGGATAATTGGCAAATGATGATAGTTGCCTTTTATAATTGTAAAGATCTTTATCAAGCGAGACAAAAGGAACAATATCATTATATTGAATTGAAAGCTACGTTGAATAGTGTAGAACCAATGAAGTCGGGACACATACACCCGAAAAAGAATCAATCTAATAAGAGTAAAGATGAATGTGATAATGATTGTGATAAGGATGAAGAACTTCACATTCTGTATAATAAAACAAATAATCATAAAAAGGTTTGTTATAATTGCGAACCTTGTAATTTTACAACAGACAACAAAACCGACTATGAACGTCATTTGACTAGAAAGAAACATATTCTTAAAACGATGCCAGTAGACCCAGAACCATCGTATATTTCTAATACATACACGTGTCTTTCTTGCCACAAATCATTCAAATGCCGCACCAGTATTT